GCTAAATCGTCTTCTATGTTTGTTGCTGGCTGGCGTCCAGCGGTTGGGTGGATATGTGCAACAGGAATGGGGTTTAATTTTATCTTCGTTCCTCTTGGGAGTTTTGTTTGTGCTGTCAGTGGCGTGGATATTTCTTTTGCCCCTCTGGATTTGAGTCAGATGATGCCTGTGTTAATGGGTATGTTGGGCTTAGGCGCTATGCGCTCGTTTGAAAAGACCAAAGGCGTAGCGAGGGATAAATAATGGCGCGTAATATTTTTGAGCCACCACCAGAGCTTCCTCCAGAAGACATAAGAGGAGGTCTAGCTAATTGGTTTACTTATACGTATTATGATTCCAAGGGTAATTTAGTATACGGGTGGGGATCAGGAATAGGCTACGATGACGGCTCTACCCTTCTGCAAATGATGGGTGTAAGCAGCGTAGACGATGTTCCAGAGTTTATTGAGAATGCTTCTCCAGAACAGCTACGAACACTGTATGCCTACAAAGCTGCTGTAGAAAACACTGAAAACTGGAACGACCTGAGCAACGAAGAAAAGAACGCAATTTTAGAAGAAGCAGGTCTAGGCAGCCCTTTTGATGGTGGCACAGAATACGCCGAAGGCGATCAAGTAGCATGGGAAGACATGACAGCAGAAGAGCGCAATGCTCACGCTGTCAGAAGATACGAGCTTACAGGAGAAAAGAATAAGCACTACGAAGGCCTGTCGCAGGACGAGATAGACGCTGCATACGAGTACCTGAAGACAGACGGCAATCCCGGCATATACGGTACTCAAGACGGTTACGATTACGTCTGGGAAAACAACAAAGATTACATAATACAGCAGTGTGAGAGTGGCGCTGGTTGTAACGCAGATATGCAAGCGTGGTACGACCGTTGGGTGTACTCAGGTAAACCTACCGACAAGAGTGGTATGGTTGATCCTAATGATGAGGACTATCTAGAATGGCTCAATAGTCAAGGGAGCGGCGAGGGAGGAGGTGACGACACTGGGCCAGAGCCTACTAAAACTTTAGGAGATCTTTTAGACGAGCTAGCGGCTGAAGAAGAAGTAGATAGAGATGTCTTAGATGGCATCGTAGACATTATAGAGACCGTCAAAGGCTCTATACCTACAGATCCTGAGAGTGCTATTCAAACTGTAAAGGATATACTTGGGTCTACTATTTTAGGGTCTGCCTTGGAAGAGTGTGAAAGTTGGACGGGCACTACTACAACTGATAACGGCACCGTTGTTCCAAGCTGGACTAAATGTGTAGACGTTGGTATTTTTGGTATACCCGGACTTGACCTTCCGCTTCCTCCCGGAATGATAGACATTAGTACTAGCGTTTACGATATAATAGAAAAAGCTGAAGATATAGGCCAAAGTTTTGAAGACTTTATTAATGATCCTACTGGCTGGCTAGAAGACCTTGTTGATAAGGCCGTTGAAAAAGTACAAGACATCTGGGGAGATATAACTGGGGCCATAGACCCTAAAAGCACAGGCGGTCTGTTAGACATACTTAATGATTGGTTAGGTAATGTTTTAGGCGGCTACATCTTAAGTCAAGTAAAAGAAAAAACTGAAGTATTAAATCCTTTTTTGTACGCGCAAGACTGCTCAGAAGAGGGTTTTGTTGAGCCTTACGAGGGTTACTGCGAAGAGGCAGGTGCCGTAAACTGTGAATCTCAGTTTAATAAGGCTGGAGGTACTGTACTTAATGCGGCTGAGTGTGGCGAGTGTTTACAGGAAGGCTTCAAAGACTTTGGCAACGGGTGTGAGCCTGTGTGTCAGTATGACGATAGCATCCCTGCATCTAACGAGGAGTGTAAAGAGCCTTGGTCTAATCCAGACGATGCGCCAACAGCAGAGAAGTGTGCTGCAGCTAACAAGACATTTATACCAGCAAATGTTCAAAACCAAGAGGCAAGCAAGTGTGGCGGGTGTTTAGAAGGATACCAGCCGGAAGGAAACGAATGTGTAGAAGTTCTTGATCCATGCCCGGGAAATCAGGTAAGAAATGAGTTAACTGATGAATGTGAAGACCCGCCTCCTGAGTTTGTAGTAGGTGATCCGTGTAAAACGGTTGAAGGGGACAACGGAACTTATGATGCTGATGGTAACTGTATTGCTGACCCCCCTCCAGAGGGTTGTGATAACAACGCAACTTTAGATAGCGAATGTACACAGTGTCAAAACGGTTCCCTGCCTTCAGAGCACATTGACGGTGATTGTTCTAAAGGTTTGGTACAAGTGAAGTGTCCACAGAATACACCTAAAGCTGGACAAATGGTTAATGATTTGTCTGAGTGTGGTACTCCTGTAGAGCCTTGCCCCGGAAATCAGCAAAGGTTTGACGGAGAAAACTGTGAAGAGCCTTGTCAGTTTGACACAACGATAGCCGCAAGCGATGCAGACTGTATAGATCCTAATACTGGAACAGGACCAAAAGCAGGAGACCCTTGTGACTCCAACGGTGATGGAGTAAATGACGGAACACTACAGCCTACTGGCCTTGGGTTAGGAGGAGAAGGAGGAACACTAGAGTGCGTTCCCGGTCCATCTGACGAGTGTGCCGAGATAACAGAGGAGAACTACGAACGCTGTGGTAAAAAATCATGTGGTAACGGAGTATACGTAGACAAAGACGCAGAGTGTCCATCAGGGGGTGGCGACTTGTGTCAAGACGGCTCTACGCCAGACCCAGACAAAGGTTGTAGAGAAGACTGGTGTGATGACGCCATGACCATTCCTAAGAATGAGGACGGTTCTTGTCCTGAAGGGCCGATAGAGGAGTGCGTAAAGCCTGACGGTACACCTACAGGAGCTACTGTAGAATCTGGTTGTGAAAAATGTCCTCAAGGACAGCAGTTTAACGACCAAGGTATATGCGTTGGACCTGATCCAGTAATCTGTGATGATCCTAAAGCTACCAACTACGGTAAAGAAGGGAAGTGTGTATTTGGACCTGATACGGACCCATGTGACGATGCTGTCTATGCCTCAGAGAATCCACTGGAGTGTGGCTGGGAAGAGTGTCCTGACGGATCTTTTGCACCCACCAAAGAACAGTGCGGCGGCGGTGGTTGTCCAGAGGGACAAGAACCTTGCGAGGCTTTAGGTGGTGAGTGTACAACACCTGAAAACTGCCCCGGAGGAGATGACGGTGGCGGCGGTGGTGGCGGCGGTGCTGGTATGTTCACCGGAGCAAAGCCGGTAGAAATAGGTTTTGACATCGCAGGTGACCCACAGCTACTGGCAAGACAAGAGTTCCCAATTACAGATTACTTAGCCGGACTATTTAAAGGTATAGTATGACATATTTAGACATAGTAAACAACGTCCTGAGACGCCTCAGGGAAGATGAGGTAGCTAGTGTACAGTCTACAACGTACAGTAAGATGGCTGGTGACTTTGTTAATGATGCAAAGAAGATTGTAGAGGACGCTTGGGACTGGTCTGGACTAAGGACTACTCTAACCGTCACAACAACCGCTGACATCTTTAACTACGTACTCACTGGATCTCAGAACAAGATCAAGGTGCTAGACGTAATCAACGATACCTCTAACATCTTCATGCAGTACAACACGCAGCACTGGTTCAACGACAAGTACCTGAACCAAGACCCACCTTCGGGTGCGCCTGAGTACTACACGTACAACGGTGTGGACTCTGATGGCGATACTCAGGTAGACATTTACCCTAAGCCTGACGGTGTGTACAGCCTGCGGTTTAACTGCATCTTGCGTAACGATGACCTTAGTGCTGATACAGACAAGCTGTTTATTCCTAGTCAGCCAGTGATACACATGGCGGTAGCTCTGTTAGCTCGTGAGCGTGGCGAGACAGGCGGTACGTCAACCCCTGAGTACTTTGGTATTGCTGACAAGTATTTGTCTGATGCGATTGCTCTGGACGCACAGAAGCACCCCGAAGAAGTTATCTGGTACACTCCGTAGGAGACTAGTGAATGGCACAGCCACTACAAAGTATTAACCTAGTTGCTCCCGGATTTAAGGGAATCAACACAGAAGACTCTCCTATCGGACAGGACTTCTCTTTTGCTGAAATTGCAGATAACGCCGTAATTGACAAGCGTGGGCGTATAGCAGCACGTAAGGGTGTAGACCTTTTGACTTCTGTGTCAACTCCTCTGGGATCTGATTACGCTGTAAAAGTACACCACTTTTACGATGATGCTGGTAACGAGGAAATCTTTGTTGCAGGTAACAACAAGATATTTAAGACGACACAGACGACTAACCCTGACGACACACTAACTGACATTACCCCCGGATCGTACACTATTACAGCAGACAACTGGAAGATAGTTAACTTTAACGATAAGGCTTACTTTTTCCAGCGTGGACACGAGCCTCTTGTGTACGACAATGCGACAGGACTCAGGACGTTTGGTACTGCAACTGGCAGCAGCACTAGTTCTAACTTTTACTGCCACGAAGCTCTTGCAGCCTACGGTAGACTCTGGATCGTTGATAACGCAGCAGACACGCAGACTATCTATTGGTCTGACCTGCTAATAGGCACAGACTTCACTGGTGGCTCCAGTGGTTCTATAGATGTATCTAAGGCGTGGCCTGATGGATACGATGAAGTACGGGCTTTGGTTGCTCACAACAACAACCTAATTATATTAGGCAAGCACAGCATACTCGTGTACTCTAATGCGTTTAGCCCTGCTGTAATGGCGCTCGCAGACACTGTAGCTGGTGTTGGGTGCATCTGTAGAAACTCTGTTCAGCACATAGGAACTGATGTATTGTTTATGTCTAACTCTGGTTTACGCAGCTTTGGACGAACTATACAAGAAAAGTCACTACCTCTGTCTGACCTGAGCATCAACGTAAAGACTGAGATTATTTCGTCAGTAGAAACAAGAACCGCACCAACAGCTTCCATATACAGCCCTGAGAACTCTTTTTATCTCATCACGTTTCCTGAACAACAGCTTACGTACTGCTTTGACTTAAAGGGTAGGCTAGAGAACGGAGGCTACAGAGTAACACGATGGACCTCTGCTCCGTTTAAGTCGTACGAGAGAAAGACTGACGGTACACTTCTAGTAGGAACTAATGACGGTGTAGGTGAGTACGCTGGGTACACTGATGAGTACAACAACGCTGGTACTATTACACCCTCAAGCTACCGCTTCAGGTACTACAGCCCCGGACTAACCTTTGGTGATCCGGCTAAGACTAAGCTACTAAAGAAGATAAGACCTACACTAGTTGGTGCTAACAGTGCTACCGTATTTATCAAGTGGGCTTACGACTTTGGCACAACGTACAGTACACAGGAGTTTACCGTTGGAAATCAGGTTCCGTACTACTTTAACGAAGCAGCTTCAGAGTACACTGTTGCTGAGTTTACAGGAGGTTCTACTACCACTAGGCCACCTGTTAATGCCACTGGTGGTGGTTCTATTATAACTATTGGTCTTGAGTCAGAAATAAACGGTTTTGCTTTATCTCTCCAAGAAATCAACGTATTAGCACTTATGGGTAAAACAATATGAGCAACTATACAAAGACAACTAACTTTGCTGCTAAGGATAGTTTGCCTTCTGGAGACGCTGGCAAGATTATTCAAGGCACTGAATTTAACACAGAGTTTGACAACATTGCGACTGCTGTTGCAACCAAAGCAGACTTAGCGTCACCTACATTTACTGGGACTGTGACGATACCTAATCTGACATTTACAGGAACTCTGTCTACAGGGACGATTGACGGAGGTACTTACTAATGGGAATACTAAGTGATCTTTTAGGAGGCCTTGCTTCTGATTTGTACAAAGAAATACCGGATGAAATTAAGAGCCTCTATACTACTGCGCTGGATCCAATAACTGCACCGGACATTACGTTTCAGCCTTTTACGGTTACGTCTGGTTTAGGCGGTGTTACTGCTGGGCCAACAGGAACATCTTACACACTGTCTCCACAGCAGCAAGCAATCCAAGATGCTCTGATGGGTTCTGCTTTAGGAAGGTTCCAACAAGGTCCAGCAGGCGTAGCTCCTTCTTCTGCCGCAGGCTTACAAGCGATGGCAATGGGACAGCAGGCGTTAGGCCAACAGCCTTTCGGGGTGATGCCGCAAGAACAGGCAGCACAACAGGCGTTTGGACTAGGACAGCAATTTATGGGTCAGGCTGGTATGCCTACCACAGACAGAGAGGCAGCGGTATACGAGCGTATGAGAGCTACACAGCGTCCTGAAGAAGAACGACAGAGAATGGCTCTAGAAGAACGTCTGTTTGCTCAAGGCAGAGGAGGAGTTACCACTAGCCAGTACGGAGGTACACCTGAGCAGTTAGCAATGGCTCAAGCACAAACTGAAGCACAAAACAGGGCTATGCTAGGGGCTATGCAACAGGCACAAGCAGAGCAGGCACAGCAGGCTGGATTAGGCGCACAATACGCTGGACTAGGCTCTAGTTTAGCTGCTCAGAGACAGGCGTTAGGTGCTGCACAGCAACAACAGGCGCTACAGGCACTAGCAGGTGGACAGGGGCTTATCTCTGGTGGATTAGGTCTTGAGCAGGCACAACAGCAGTTAGGAATAGGCGCATTGCAAGCAGGCTACGCACCTCAGGCTGCACTCTTGTCTGCCCTCAGTCCTGCTCTGAACGTAGCTGGTATGGCTGACGTAGCACGTAGGCAGCAAGGCGAGTTTGATCTAGAAGCAGCCCTTGCTAACTTGTCTGGTAAGGTAGGGCAGCAGTCTGCTCTGGGTAGCTTGTACAGTTCAATGTTTAGTGGGGCTGGTGGTCTTCTGGGTGGCTTGACTTCTGCCGGTGGTAGCCTTCTTTCGGATATTATAGCTAAGTATAGTGATATTAGACTGAAAGATAACATTACCAAAGTTGGGTCACTAGACAACGGTATTAGCCTGTACACTTGGGAGTGGAACGACGAAGGCAAGCGTCTTGCAGGAGACGATCCTACTTACGGCGTACTTGCTCAAGAAGTACAAGAAGTCATACCAGAAGCAGTTACTCGTGGAAACGAAGGCTATCTGATGGTCAACTACGCAAAGTTAATTTAAGGAGCGCATACAATGGCTAGATATGATATAGGCGGTATGCTGGCGAGGTCTGGGCAGGCTCAGGGGCAACAGATAGCATCTGGGTTCGAACAGTTTGGTACTGGGTTAGGCAGTATGTTAACCGGCATCGGCACAGGGCTTGCTTCAAGGCGGGAGCGTAAGGATAAAGAGGCTGCTGCTCAAGAAGCACAAGCGTTGCTTCAGAAGTACGCTAACGATCCTGCGGCATTAGAGCAAATGGCTCAAGATTACGATGTTAGAGGCGAAACCGAACTTGCTGAAACATTCCGAAGGGCAGCACAAGCATCAAAAACAAGATCGGCCCAAGAAACTTTAGCTGGCGCTGTAACAGGCATTCAGCAGAGAGATCCCGCATCTTTATTTCAAGCCGGGCGCTTATTGATTGAACAAGGATCTATTGAGCAAGGCATGGCTCTAATTCAACAGGCTGATGAGATAATTAAGACGAATCAGTCACAAGAAGCTATGAATAAACGTAAGGACATACTAGCTAAACGGGCTACTGACTTAGGTCTTACCGGCGTAGCTGAAACTGTAATGGCAACCAGTGATCCTGCGGTACTCAAAGAGATTGCTAAAGACGTTAGAGCGCAAGAACTAAAAGGTATACCTACAAAAAGTACGCCTGTCCGTCAGAGGATTGCTCAAACTGCTGGGATTAGCACTGAGGCGTTTGGAGAACTAGGTTTAGCTGATGTATCAGACGAAGAGTTTGATGCAATTATTATGGGTGAAAAAGGTGACGTTAAGTCTTGGATGACTGCAGATGGTAAGATAGCCGCATTTAGAGTTAATGAATCAGGACTCGTGTACGATGAGTCTGACCAGCGGTGGAAGCAGCCGGGAGAGATTGGGCTTACTCAAGCACCACCTCAGGTACAAAAGGTTGAACAGATTGCATCTGAGATGGGTACTGAGTTGGCTAAAGTAGGTGCTAAGAATTTTACAGACCTACAGGACAAAGCGGTTAAAGCGGCAGAGACAATACGATCTATTGATGAGTCGTTCCCTATGATTGACGATATGTTTACTGGTGCTTTAGCGAACGTAAAGTTAAATGTAAATAGGTACGCTAAAGCCTTTGGCATTGATTTAGGAGATCTTGAGGGAATTACTAACACTGAGACTTATGCGGCTATGGCGGCAACACGAGTAGCCGACTACATCACTAACTTAGGTGCTGGAACAGGCTTGTCAGATGCTGACCGGGAGTTCGCGCAGGCGGTTGTCGCCGGTAACGTAACGGCAGACGCCAGTTCTCTTAAGCGTATTCTTTCGTCACTTAGGGATGGTGCTGTAAACAAAATCAAGAAATACAACAAAGTTAGAGAAGACGTTAGGTCAGGGTTAGGAGAAGGGCAAAAAGGAGTATTAAACTTCTTTCCTGCTGTGCAGGTGCCTGAAGGCGGCGTTACGACAGTCAAATGGGGTGAGATGTAACAATGAATGTTATATTACCAAATGGTGTTGTTCTTGAAGATGTGCCTGAGGGAACGTCTAAAGAAGAAATAAGAAGAAAGGCTATTTCCGCAGGATACGCTACAGAGGAAGACTTTGTAGAACCTGAAGTACAGCCTACTTTTAGTGAACGCCTTGAGCAACTTCCTCCGTATTCAGAGCAGGTACGCCAGCGTTACGAAGAGTTTTCTCCTTTAGACACACTGTCTCAAGCTGTTCCTGAGTTTCAGAGACGAGCCGAAGTAATAAAAGAAGCAAAGCCAGTTACCGAAATAGAGCGTAAAATGGGAATTGAAGAGCCTTCTTTGTCTGCGGGAGAAGCGGTAACTCTTGGAATATCTCAAGCTGCTAGAACGGGTGGAGAACTTGTAGCAGGATCGCTTGATGTTCTTCTTCCAGACTCTATTCGTGTGGGCGCTGAAATGATCTGGGACGAGATAAAAGACACGGCTATTGTATCAACAGCTATGGAATCTCTCAAAAAAGGGTACGAAGTATACGCACAGTAGAAAGAGAAAAACCCAGCAGACGCTGAACAGTTTGAAGCTGCTGTAGACGTAGGCTTTTTGATTACTCCACAAGTGGGTTTGGCAGCACAGGCAAGGAAGGCAAGAGCGGCTTATAATTTAAACAACATTGAAGAAATGAGGGCAGGTATTCTTCGTATGATGCGCCCTGATAATTTTGAAGGCGCTGGAGAAGTAATAGAGGTAGGCCCGTCGAGGAAAAAGGTGTACGTTCCGTCAGAAAAAGAAGAAACCGTTAATTTGGTTTTGGAAACGGTAGACGACATAAACCCAAACAGGTCTTACACATACAATCATCAAGTGGTTGACGCAGAGGTATCTCAAGCAGATAACGAGTTGCTAGCCCATATTAAAAGATCTGGCAACCCTAAGTTTGACATAGAAAATGTTCTTACGGACATGGTAGCGACCATAGAAGACTTTAGTAATCAACCTGCGTACAAGCTGTTAAGTCCAGATGCCCAGAGTAAAGCAAAAGAGTTTGCTACAGTTGCTCTTGAAATGCTACAAAAAAGTAAAGGAGATGCCCTGAGTCTTCTTCAGGTTCGTAGGGAGTTTGATAAATTTTTAACCTCAGGTCAGAGAAAAGTATTTGATCCTACAGTAGAGTCAGCTAAATCTGCTGCAGGTCAACACGTTAGAAATGTACTGAATCAAACCCTAAAAGACATCACTGATGGAGACGAAACACACCACCTTTTAGACCGTATGCACAACCTCTTAATAGCTAAAGATAGGCTGAGAGAGGGTAGAGCCAAAGAAGGGAATAATATGTTTTCTAGGGCTTGGGATACCCTCAAGAAACGTGCTATGCTACCCAGCACTGCTTTAGGTCTTGCTGCTACTGGAGGCGTTGCTGGACAGCTTTTAACTGAAAGTGCTTTGTTAGGAGCCGGTTCCGGTGCTTTGCTATACACCGCGTCTAGGGCAATGACTAAGAAAAATAGACTTAGATTTTATGCAGCAACATTATCCGCTATGGATAAAGCTATTGATATGTACACAGACGACAAAAATCTAGTAGCTCAATTAAAAGCAGACAGGCTTCTTTTGGTAGACTTAATACAAGAAACACGCGAAGAAGAGGAAGAATAAGTGGCTGACGGAATGTTTGATCGTATGCAGCAAAACGCACAGAGGCGTTTAGATGATTTTGTTAGTCAAACTCGCAGGTACAACCGTGGTGAGATTGGACTGGCAGATCAGATGCTTCAGGGGACAGCTAACACTGTTGGCCTGTTTGCTGATATTCCTGCTGAAATGTTTATGACTGCTGCATCTGCGGTAACTCCTGATATTGTCAAGAGAGGTCTAAACGACATAGGCAATCAACTTATGGATACTGAAGCAGCCAAAGCCGCTACACAGTATCTACAACAGAATCCTGACATGGCTAAACGTCTTGGCTACGGTATGGACTTGGGTTCTGTATTACCGGCAGCAGGGGCCGCTAGAGCAGGTACACGGGCGTTGTCTCTGGAAGCGCCTAACAGACAACCTTACTTCTACGGTTCTGGCGTAGGAGGTCAGTTAGCTTCTATAGGTGTGACTACTCCTAGAGCCGTAGTAGATACTTTGGACCCACGTGCAGTAGCCTCTCGTAGAGAAGGTATGCCTATGTCTGTACGTAGATCAGCAGCGCCAATAACAGAAAAGAGGATAAGCCGTTACAATGAGTTACAGGCTAAAAAGGACAAGACAGACGCTGACAATAAATTCATTCGTGAGTTTAAAGAAGACTTATCGTATTTAGAAGGACAGCTAGATCAGACGCAATTAATTAAATACGGAAGAGGTGAAGAGACGCAAGGAATCTTGAGAGATTTTGAAGGTCTTCAGGCTGTTGCTCTTGGGGAGCTAAATGTTCCCACTGTTAAAAACGCCGTTGTTAACTCTACTCAGCTACAAAAAAGCAACATAAATCTTAGTGATAATGTTATCAATACTGTAGTGGACAGAATTAAAATAGCACAGGGCGTAGATGATTCTTTGCTGGTTGTTAGAAACCCAACAGCTTTTTCAGATATAGCCAAAGAAAGTCTGCGGGGTCCGTCCGTTGAAGCCAGTTTGATATTTAAAGCTAAAGATACTGTACGTAAGCTGTTTCCTGAGAAAACAGAATTTAGTGAGGAAGAGCTAGTTGAATTTGCAGCAATGTCTAAAATAATGGATAAGACGTTGGTAAACAAAGAGTCGGGTAAACCTCTTAACTCTGCCGAAAGGTTCATTTATAGAATGACTGAGAGTTCAAGGTACACGACCAAGAACACAAGACAGCAAGCCTACAACAAAGTAGAGCAGTACTATAAGTACAAGAAAATGGAAGACGCTGGTCAAAAATTAACCAAGAGCCAGCAGGCTGCTTACGAACAAATTCAAGCTAGGCTAGAGAAGGCTAAGAGCCAAATTAAAGTAGAAGACGGTGTGGTGTACTTTCAGGGATCTCACAGGTCATCTGCTAAAGGTCTTGGCGGCGTAAACGATCAATTCGTTCTTACAACTAATGGAGACTTTGTTCACTTCATTAGTGATAAAAACGACTTGATGGGGTTTACTCCTCCGGGAGACAAGGTGGTTGTATCTATCGCAGTACCTAACGGATACAACGTATTTAACAAACCAACCGCTACAGTTCCAGCACCAGATAAGGCACAGAAAACTCAGTTTCAAGAAAACTTAGCTGCTCGCGGTGCTAAACCAGCAGGAGCAACTAGACAGGGCTTATTGACTCAGACAGCAAGAGCAATCAATCAGGACAGGCCTAGAATTAGACCGACAGACGCGGCTCCGGCAGTTGGAGTCGCTGGTGGAACAGCCATAGCTGGTACAATGGGAGACCGAAACCGCAATGAAAGATAAAGACCACACAGTAAACTACACATCTATCGACTACCACAGTATGTGTCAGAAGTCAAAGGATCGTATCAAGAAGATGCAGTCGGAAGGAATACCTACGCCCCATGACCCTAAAGAGAAGCCAGAGGACGTAGGTAAATCTGAGGGTTACTCCATACTATTTATGTCATAACTCACAGTTATTCCCTGTGCAGGCCAGTTGTTGACTGCCCTCAGTCATATCGCTGGCCTCTTCTATATCCCACGATATTTCCTTAGGGAAGTCCTTAACAAGCTGGTTGTACGTCTTCTTGTCCACCGGCTCATACGGTGCCTGTTGGTACGTGTGGTCTGAGTAGGGCAGGAAGCTAATCCCTGACACCTTGTCAAACTTGTTGTACAACCACTGTCCCACCTCCAGAAACTCATCGTCCCTGTAGTAGCAGGTCATGGAAGGCTTGTGCTCACACCAGTAGTCCTGATATATCTCCCATAGCTCTAGCTGCTCCATAGCACCCATCTCTGAGGCTGTCACAGCGCCCTCAGGAGACGC